CACAACAAACCGTGCCGCCGCATTGTCCTCCCCGCGATGTGCGGCCTTTATTAAACTTTCTCGGTGCTCATCGGACAAGGGCTTTCCGTAATGCGAGCTATTTTCCCCGCTCTGAGCGTCTGATAGTCTTTGTTTGTGTTCTTCATTTTGTTTATATCCTTTCTTTGGCATTCGGCTCTCTAGTTTAGGTTGTAGTATTCATACATACTTATTTATAAGCTAGAATGTTATGAAAGTCAATACCTAAACGGACGCAATCTCGCTCGGCGCTAATCCCTCAATAGGACGTTTGATCTTAAAATCCTCGCTGATTTTCTTCCACGTCCGCGCAATCGCATTATTTTCACCATTCGCCGCTTCGGGACCATCGGGTGTCAAATCCCAATAATGAAGGTTCGTCTCGTAAAAACGATTCAGATTTCCATAGTAATGTATCATTCGTTCTTGCATTCGGGGAGTCTCGTGAGGAAATAAGGTGTTCTCGACCCAAATAAACGGCTGGCGTCCTTCCCAATCCACCGCCTCAGTTTTACACCACTTGAAACCAAGAGGATTTTCGAATCGTTTGAAATCTTTCGGTTCAATACCCAGAATTGGGGCCAGATACCGAATTTGTGATTCGTTCATTTTTCCGTCCGGACACCACCGAGTCATCCATTTGACATCGAAATGTTGATCACACCACCGAAAGAAAGAACCCGTGTTATGGACGGGTTTCTGATGTAATAGTAAGGTGTCATCCACGTCAATATACATAATCCAACGCATTATCCTTTCTCTCCATAAAATGGTCTTTTGATAACTGTCATAAATAGTCTTTAAGTAGTTCTTTTTCTACTTTCACTGGGCTACACCTAAGAATAACACTTCGTCAATAGGAAGTCAAGTGTTGTTACATACTTTCTTTGAGATATTATGACCATCAACTCCCCCGCCTTAACTGCCGAACAGGTCCTCTGGACTTCCCGTCAGCCCACTAATCTCAACTACCTTCGCACTAACGGGTTCTTGTTCATGGTGGCGAATATGCCCAAAGTCTCGTATTTCTGTCAGTCCGCCAACATTCCTCCCTTGGACCTTGGAATTGCCACCCAACGCACTCCTTTGATCGACGTACCCCACCCCGGCGACCGTCTGACCTTTGGGCAGTTGTCAATCCGATTCAAAGTGTCTGAAGATATGTCCAACTTCATGGAACTCTACACATGGCTCTTTGGGTTGGGTCGTCCCCTATCGAGTCAGCAGTATGTGGACTATATCAACTCACAGTCCTTCCGATTTCCGCAGATCGCCAAGTTTTCCGAGGGACCGCAATTTTCTGACGGCACCCTGCTGGTTATGGACGCCAACAACAACGCGGTCGCTCAGTTTAATTTTGCCGATATCTTCCCCACGTCGATTTCGGGCATGGATTTTGACATTTCTTCGGGCGAGGCGCAGACCTTTACTGCCACGGCCACCTTCTCGTTTTTGTATTTTACAGCGACCAGCCTCTTGACAAACGGCTAACAATAGGTTATACTTCAGGGTGAGATTATACACACTACACTATGGAGAACACCTATGGCCACGAAGAAAAAGAGTAAAAAGAAGACCTCGAAAAAGGCAAAGAAGTCTGTCAATTATTCGGCAGTTGTCACCAATGAGTCACAACCCGAAACAATTTTTACGACTACCGAAGACCTTCCGCCCCTGACCGACGAGGAAATTAACGCATCCGAAATCATCAATGTGGTGGATTCCTATGGCGAACGAACGGCACTGTGGATTTGTGATCTTCCTCGATATACTGAGCCGAACGCGATTCTGATTAATGCCCAGTCACAAATTCCCGACGACGATGCCGAACTCAAGGAGACGTTTATCATACTGGATTATGATGACGTAGAAGTGCTGGTAGAATCTCTCGAAGGGTGGCTAGCAACACATGAGTCATATCCTGATGAATGCGGACCATATTGCGGTTGTTCGGAACGCCCTAATGATTAAATTCAAAAGCACCAATGCCGAAGACTTAACTGCTCTGACAGCATGGACCATTCGCGATCATCTTGGAGAGTTTGTTAATTTCCATATCAGTGATGGATCGCCATGGGAAGAAGACGGAGAATTTTTCGAATGTGCGCTCAACGTCAAACAAGTCATCACATTGGTCGAAGCATTAAACGAATGGCTGAATTCTCGAAGTGAATCCAAAACATCAACTTTACTCATTGAAGGAGCAACAATATAATGCTGGCACTCACGAACGAACACACGCGACTTGAAGTAGAAGAAAGTGAAGGGGCGGTTGTGGTACATTTGATTGGTAATTATGTGGATGCCGCATTAGATGGGGTTGTTCTAAATCGCGAACAAGTCGAAACGCTTTATACTCAACTCGGTAATTGGCTTACTCGCGACGAGCCTTTTGTTTCGGACGTAGTGTAATGGCCGAAGACCCTATCAATCCGATTGCTGTTATTAACGACGACTGGAAGAAAGATTGCAAGATCGATCAAACCAATCTCGGAAATGCCGCCGCACGGGTTGGAGAACTTCACGCCAAGTATCTGAAACATTTGACTGATGCGCGGCTAGCGATTCGCATGGTTGAAACGGAATTACTGAAGTTGCGGAAGATTAAGGTGCGGTACTATAACAGCGAACTTCCCAAGGAAGAACTGGCCGCCAAGAAATGGAATCCGTACGGCAAGACGCGCCCATTAAAGACTGAACTCCTTGAACTCATTGAATGTGACGATGACATTCTTGAAGTTGGGGAACGTCTGGAGAAATTGAAAACCTTTCAGGTACAAGTAGAATCTATTATGAAGTCGATTAGTAGTCGGGGATGGGACATTAAGTCCGCCATCCAGTGGCATACCTTTACGAACGGTGGATGAGTCAGGTAACAGTCACCAAGAAGAATGAGTCGATTGTCCGTGTTCACGCAGAGCCTTCAATTTTGCAAGAACTTTCGGACCTTTTTGAGTTTGAAGTTCCCGGCGCAAAGTTCAGTCCAAAGTTCAAGAGCGGATACTGGAATGGCAAAATTCGCCTGTTTTCGATGTTGTCCGGAGAACTGCCGCTTGGGCTTCTCTCTAAGGTGTATGCATATTGTAAAGAGAATAGGTATGAATTTGAAGATAAGTGTGAATTAGTACGAGAAGACATCACCGAAGAAGTGTGGGACGAGTTTATCGATCATTTGTCGTTCTGCTCAAAAGGTGAACCAATTGCCGCCCACGACTATCAGATTGATGCAACCTATAAGGCGTTGATACGAGGACGGTCTATTTTGTTATCGCCAACAGGTAGCGGCAAGAGTTTGATGATTTACATGATGTTGCGCTGGCATGAAATACAGGAACGGAAACAACTGATTATTGTGCCGTCGATTCAGTTGGTGGAACAGATGTACAACGATTTTGCGGACTACGCGACCGAAGATACGTGGGACGTGTCAAAGAGTTGCGCGAAGATTTATGGCGGGAAGGAGAAGAACTTCAAGAAGAACTTAACAATAGCGACGTGGCAGACTCTGATCACGATGCCCAAAGAGTTTTTCGAACAGTTTGATGTCGTATATGGTGATGAAGTACACGGGGCAAAGGCCAAGTCGCTCACCGATATCTTGAATTGGTGTGTGAATGCCGGATTTCGAGTCGGAACAACAGGCACTCTTGACGGAACAAAAATTAATACGCTTGTATTAGAGGGGCTTTTTGGGCCTGTGGTGAATGTCACGACAACAAAGAAGTTGATGGACGAAGATACGTTGGCCGATCTCACGGTGAAAGGATTGGTATTTCAGTATCCGGACGAACAATGCAAGTATGTGGCCAACCATGCCAAGAAGTATCAAGAAGAAGTCGCCTTTATCATTTCACACGCACACCGTAACGAGTTTATTACCGATCTGGCCTTGAGCCGAGAGGGGAATACGCTGGTATTGTTTCAGTTTGTGGAAAAGCACGGACAAGTGCTGTACGATATCATCAAAGAAAAGCTGGAACATGATACCACAAAACGAAAGGTGTTTTTTGTGCATGGTGGAGTGGGAGGAGAAGAACGAGAGGATATTCGAGCGATAGTAGGAAATGAAACAGATGCGATTATTGTGGCGTCGTTTGGTACCATGTCGCAGGGCGTAAATATTCCAACGTTGCAAAATATCATTGTGGCCTCATCGACGAAATCGCGCATTCGTATATTACAGTCGATTGGGCGCGGATTGCGAAGAACAGACGAGAAAACGACCTGTACGGTATACGATTTGGGTGACGATCTATCATGGAAGTCGAGACAGAATTATTCCCTCTTACATTTTATCGAACGAATAAAAACCTATGCCGAAGAAAACTTTACGTATGTCGTCAGGCCCGTCGAACTCGGACTGGAATGACGGGACATTTTATAAGGTCGTACGACTTCGCACCGGAGAAATGCTGCTGTGTACTTTGGATGCTGACGTAAAGTCTGTTGCCTCCGAAACACATCTGACGCTCAATCATCCCGTTCATGCGGTTCCGGACGGTTCAAGTAAAGAAGTAGACGGCGGTGGGATTGTGATGATGGGGTATAAGCTCAAAAATTGGATGGACGCCTGTCTGGACGACTCGTATACGATTGATACGAACATGGTGTTGACGATTGGAAACATGACCACCCGTATTAAAGTACAGTATTCCGAGTTTATAAAGATTATGAAGCACGTTGATGCGAATGTTCAGCGTCAAGCCGAAGATATAGAACGAGAAGGGGCGCTGACGGGCCTTCTTCTAAGTTTGTCTACCAAGGGCGAGTTTCATGTCGTCAAAGGAGACTATCAAATATTGGATGGGGAACACACCTTTGTCCCCGAGGAA